AGCGTGTTTTTCTACTTGTTTCGTTAAGTATTCAATCAACATAAATTGTTCTTGATCAATAGGTTTTTGTTTAGAAGCTTCTAATAAATCTTGTTCAAATAATTTATTTTTTGTTTCTAAGTTATTCAGTCGTTCAATAACTCCAAAATAAGCCCATACTCCCAAAGCTACCGCACCAACAATAGCTACTAAGTTTCTTATCGGTAATGCTATATTTGTATTTTCGTTTATTTTCATTTTTCTTTACCCTCAATATTATAAAACATTTTTTCTGAATCTTCAGTAACCCAATCACCTTTTTCTACAGACCATTCCGTAGTTTGCACCAAATAGTCTGGCCAATTGTTTTTAACAGTATAATTAGAAGCGTGCCAAAGAATACGATTGTTAGGCTGAATAGCATAATTACCGTTATCAAGTTCCAAAACATGTCCACACTTATGTTCTTGAGGTATTTCAGAGTGTTCGGTGTTAAGGATATTATTATCAGGATGAGCCCAATCAATAGTAAATAAATAATTTCCATAATAAAAATTTTTATCCTTTCCTAAATATTTACCTTTAATACCGTTTAAAAAATCAAACTGATGGACACTAGGATAATAACTAAAACAATCCCACAATTCCAAGGAGTCAAGCGACATATCGGGCACTTCGGTTCTTTGAAGATGTTTTTGGAAAAAAGCTGAGATAGGCAAGCGATAGTAGACTGCACCGTTCGGTAACATCGCATGAAATAAGACTGCACGTCCTGGAATGGAACAAAGACCAAAGATAACTGCGTCTTCACTTTCTCCATGATGTTTTTTAAAATCATAAAGATATTCCTTTCTAATCTGACAATAAATTGTCGGAGTATTTGCATTGAGATAAGTAGCCATTTAACATTTCCATCTTCTTCTCGCTTGTCTCAATCTTGAGTTTGGGTCTTTAGCAGCTTTAGGAAACTGTTTCATTTGTCCTGCTGATCTTGCACAAAAAGACTTTCTTCTTGCTGCACGTTTTGGACCTGGATTATCTTCTGTAACAGCTGTTTTTAATTTGCTTCCAGGATTTTTTCTTCTGTAAGCCATGACACCAGCTTGTGTCATGCCTGCTCCAGATTTTGTAGATCTAAAATTTTTTTTATTACGAGGAGGCATACCGCCTTTTGAAAATCCTAAAAGCGAAGCGGTATACTTATCCATTATTTGTCTATTAAAACAGTTGCAGTAATATCAGCACCAATTGCTGAACAAGTCATACCATCTACAAATAAAATACCATCCATTGGTAAATTAAATGCAAATACATCTCCTTGTGGACAATCTGCTATCCATTGAGTTACAGAATTACCATCCTGTAAAGTAATAGATTGCGTACCTGAAGTACCATCATTCGTCATCATAATACCTCTAAGTCTTGTTCTTCCACCAAAAACAGCTCCTGTTCCTGTTACTTGGACTGCTTTTACATCACTTGTAAAACCCATTTTTTTCTCCTAAGTTTGTGGCTCCCGAAGGAGCCACTAATTATTTATTACTACGCAGAATAACCGTAAACTTCAAGTAAAAATTTACCTGCAGTATATGTTCCTACAGTAGTTCCTGCTTGAACGAAATATAAATACTTACCAACTGTTGGTAAAGTAATTATATCGATGTCCCCTGCAGCTACACCACCAGAATTTAATAAAGACGATGCAGTTAAACTACTAATTGCAGTTGAGTAAACACCTGTTGCTTCATCTGCTTGATAAATATCAATATCAGTATCTCCTGTTGCTGGAGTTTCTAAAGTTAATAGCCTTGCAGAAAACAAAGTTCCGTTGTTTGCCGCTGTAAGTGCAGCAAAATAAGCTGGACTTGAGTTATCGACTCCGATAATGTCGTTTGCAGATCCTGATGAAGTTATACCTGTCAAATCAATCATAATAGTTGTTTTAATAATTGATCCAACTTTTTCTAATGAAGTTGCATAAACTCCAGTTGCGGATATACCTGCTCCTGCTGTAGCATTTGTGTTAGCAGTTGCTGAAACAAATCCTGTAGAATCTACAGAAAAGTTAGTTGTTAGAGCTCCAGTTGATGAGTTTTTAGTTACTCCTAAAAAACCATTTTCCGATCGGACTGGACCTGTAAAAGTAGTATTAGCCATATTATTCTCCTTATTTAAATTGATACAGTCTTAAGGCCGTCTGCTGAATTCAGTCTGCATCAAAAAATTATATTCAGTATTTGTATTATACACAAAAAAAGGGCGGCCATAAAGACCGCCCTTTAAATTGATCATTAATCAATAAGATTAACTAGTTGGTAAGTTTCCGTTACCAAACACACATCTTGGATCAGAGAATCCAAAAGAGTATCTTTCTCTAGCTTTGAATCTTACGTTACCTGTATCGAAGTCACCTTCCATAGCAGTTTTGATCGGTGATCTTACGAAATGCTTGAATCCGTTAGGAGCATCTGTAAGGATAAAGAATGAATCAGTGTCAGTTAAGAAGTTATTCACTCTGTAACCTTCAGGAATCATTCCCATGTTCACCAATGCATTAATGTCATTGTCAGCTGTGCCGACTCTTTGAGGTGATTTCATCAATCTCTCCGCAGTAAATTGTAATTCTTTTGGAATTATCATTTTTTTACCTTGAAGAGCGATTTTTAATCCTCTTTCGTCAACAAAACCAGCAATATCGATTAACGACTGCTCTAGTGATGTTTCGTTCAAGTCAGCAGCAGTAGCTAATACGTTAGAAAACGTACCGCCAGTTGCTAAAGGATGCGCATTGTTAATCAACGACACTCCGTCACCACCGATTGCAGTAGTGATTTGTGCATTGTTTAACACAGCAGACGCTTTGACTTGTTTTGTGTTAGACATAGATCTTGCTAATGCTCTAGTATATCTAGCTGCAAGTCTGTCATACAGATTATCTTCGATAGCTTCTTCAGTAATTGAGAATGCTAAAGCGATAGTTTCGTGTGTGTATCTAGCAGTGAAAGTTTCAGTTGCTTGATCGAACACAACGCCCGCACCTTCTTGTTTAGTTGGTGCAGAACCGAAACCAGCTAACATTACTTCTTCTTCAAAAGCTCTGTCAGATGATTCAGCTGGGAAAATTTCCGCATGCTGATTTTCGTATCTGTTATATTCCAGGCCGAATAGTGCATTCAATCCTGGCTCTAGTTCTTTAACTAGCTGTGATCGTGAAATAGCCATAATTTATTCTCCTATTATATGCCTGTACCACTTCTATAGAAGTGATTGTTGATTCTAACAAGAATATTTGCGTTAGCAGAAGATACGTCTGAGTTATCTGGATCTTGCGAAATATCAATCGCTTGTACTACATAAGTAGTATCAGTTCCAGAAACACTTACATCTAATTGCTGTAAAGATATTCCTGTTTTTGTGTTTCCACTCACTGTTGTCAACGCGTAGTTCTGAAACAGATCTGCTCTTGCGAAAGTCGCATCAGCGTCCATTAAAAATACTGCGTCAGGATCATCAACTACGAACGCTGTAATATCGCTCGCTGCAACTCCACCTGGGTAGTAATTTTTATAGGTCGGCTTTTGAGTAGTAGGATCTGTATAGAAACAACCGTTGAATACGCCCACTACAGCTGTTGAAGTGTTACCAGGATATCTTTCGACATTTCCTCCTGTTACTGGAATAACCAAGTCTCCTTGGAAAATCGCAGTCGCGTAACTACTTGCAATAGTATATCTGTTTTGAGCTCCAACTAATGGTGTACCGTCTAGTTTTCTGTATGGTCTTAGACCAAACTTTTCTACGACATTTGCCATATTGTTTTCTCCTATTTAGTTTTTATTTTAGCCGCCTTGGGTAGTTATCGTCAAAAAATTATTTTTTCGAATTACCGCCAAAGGTCACACGAGATTGCCTCTCAATATTGATTGGCATCTCTGGTCGCTGCTCCTTCATTAGATCGTTATCAACCGCGGTTATTTGATCTTGAGTAAGTTTTCTAAAATACTCAGCGCGTGACTTCAATATCTCTTCGGGTATCCTTGCCAGCACAAGGCCTCCAATTCCGATGCATCCTTCGTATTCACCTGATTTAATTACAGGGTACTTCGCTAGATCGGGGTTAGACATGATTTCATCAGCTCTGACGAAATCCCATCCTTCTCTAAGTTTCTTTGTTACGTTTGCCGTATCCTCAAAACCTGTTACAGATGTTCTAATCCATCTATGCGCGTATCCTTGTGGCGCAGGTGGGGCATCCAAACTGGACGGTGGAGTCCAAGTAGTTTTTTTCATATTTAATTTTCTACTCTCTGACTCGCGTGAGGTTCTTTTTATATTATCCATTTTATGCATTCTCCTTCACGTATTTTGCGTATTCCTCTAGTGGCACTCCTAATTTTTTAGCGATAGCTATTTGTGAACGAGTGAGTTTCACTGATCGGCGTCCGCTTTGGTTTCTTTGTGCAGATGCGACAGTTTGGACGGGTTTCTGTAGCTCCTGTTTCTTGCCAAATTTATGAGGGAAATTTTCTCTCATAACTTTGTCTATCTCATTATAATACTCATCGCTTTCCGCGTCAAACCCTTGGTCCACGAGGTCTTGATGTACTTGGAATGCAGCACTTGTCATTATCTTATCTTCTCCAAACCATTCGTTTTTATCTGCCCAAGATTTCGCTCTGACAGATGGTTCTGGATAGGTTGGATTTTGAGGTGCTTGAGTAGGTTCCTGAGAAACTGTTTTTTGTCGAGTTGTTTTCTCTTCTTCTTCTTCAGCAGTCATTCTAGCTCTTTCGGCTTCTACCGCTAACTTAGCAATTAAAGAGTTTGCATCAGCTATTTTATCTGCATCTTGTTCTGCAATGGCGTCTCTTAAAGCCACCTTTGCTTTCTCTTGTTCTGCAGCAACTCTAGCCGAGTATTGCTCAACATAACTTTTACTTGTTTTAGAAAACCTAGAACTTGTATCTTCAAGTTGTTTTTTAAGAGACTTAGCGTAATCTAAAGCTGCTTTTTCTCTTCTTTCATGTTCTCTAACTTTAAAAGTTAATTTATTGATTCTTTTTTGTACAGATTCAGAAATAGAACCTAAGTCATCCTTAACTTCTTCTTTCTTGTCCTCTGTTTCCTCAACGGAAATTTTTTCAATACCTTGAGGTTTAGATTCAGTATAACCTAAATCTACTTCCTCTCTTGGTAATTGAGGTTCTTTTGATTCTTCTGTTGTGTTTTCTACTTCAACAGATTGTTCTTGAATACCATCCGTGTCTAATTCCACTTCTGGTGATTTGTTTTCTTCTAACATTTATAGCTCCTGTTTTTTTGCGTATGTGTTTAATACTGGTGATGAATATCCTCTGGGTTTTCTATCTTAGCAATGATTTCATCGTCGTTAAGAATACGAACTTCTCCACCATCTATTTTAAATCTTGAACCTGCATATCTTCCAAAGATTACCCAATCTCCTTTTTGACACCATGGTCCATCTGGAAATTTTTCTTTGTCCTTGTAGGCAAGATCACCAACTTTTAATACATATGCACATACGGTTGTCATCTGTATTGTTTCGCTGGTTGTATCGGTAAGAATAATCCCACCCTTAGTTTTCTTTGGTCCTGCATAAGGCAATACCAAAAGTCTCCACCCTGTTGGGGAAGGAAGTCTATCTAAAAGTGATTTATTTTCTGATACAGATTTTGCATCTAGAAAAGTTTGGATTTTTTCTTGTTCTTTGTAAGCGTCTAGTAACGCTTCTGTTTTTTTAGGTACTTCTTTCGAAGCCTCTAAGCTCTCCGTCATTTAATCGCTCCTGTTTAAGCTGCAGGTCTTTAAGATCCTGAAGCAAATCCTCTAGGGATTTGATTTGTCCTCTAATATAGTGAAGTTGCTCCACATTGTCAACGGAGTACACTAGAGTGTCTTTGAGCATTTCAATTCTTTTATTAGCTACTTTTTTTACGGTAGAATAACCTTCTACGATTTCTTCGTCTTGCATGTACAATATTTCCTACGTCTATATAGTTTTTGCCAACATTTGTTAGATAACCACGTAGCAAATTTATCAGCTATTGTCCAGAAAAGTCTCATTTTTGTTTATTCATGTTTATTACATCAGTTGCCTTAAGTCCATATATGGCAGCCACGACTGAAACCCAAAGGCCAACAATCCACCAAGGCATCTCTTGTAATTTTTGAAAATAAAGATCTATTTTTTGTTGCATCTTTTCGTCTTCTGCAAATACAGAATACGCTAATAAAAACAGAGGTGATGAAATTGTCAAGAGTACGAATTCGTCCTTCCAATCGTTTTTCTGATTTTCAAAAACTTTACCTGTGTATTCAATTTCTCCACGCTTCATCTTTTCCGCATGTAATAATGCAGCTTCAGACATAGCTACTTCTGATTTTTTCTTATTCTTGTAAATATCTAGACCTGCTTTAAGTCCTTGTCCTAATAAACCCCACGGAAACATTATTTAACTCCTGTAAATTTAAATCCTTTAATTTGAATTCCATTATTACCAGGATACATGTTTTTTAATGAACTGTCTCTATAAGGACATCCGCCTTTATTTAAATTTTGTGTTCGTACAGTTTTTTTACTTTTATTCTTTAACATAATTTCAGGTGTTCTATAAATTTGAATGTCTTTTTCTTTTGAAAGTTGTCGATTTGTTTTAAAATCATGCAGTGTAAGAACTTCTTTTTCTGTATAAGATTTATCTATAAATGCTTTTTGAGTTGGATCTATTCCTTGAGGGTTAGGGCCTCTAAGAGGTGGAGGCCCTGATCTTTTGCCAGAAATTTTATGCTTTTCGTTTGCCACTTTTGCCACCTTTAGAGAATTTCTTTTTAGCTAACATACCTAGACCAAGTAATCCTGCTCCAGCAATTTTTTTATTAGCCATTAATAATCCAAGGTTTGCTTTTGTAACTTTCGTAGAGCCTCCAAATTTTTTTCCAGTGATATAACCTACTGCTTCTCCCATTTTAGTTTTAACTTTTTCTGAAAATTCTTTACCTTTTTTAGCTCCTTCTTCTCTTCCTTTTTTAAAGGATTCGTCTTTAGATAATTTTTTAATATCTTTAGATGCTTCATTAACAGCACCAGCAGCGACAGCACCTGCTACAGCTACTTTAGCTGGTTTGCTTGTTAAAACTTGTTTAACAGTATTTTTTGTAGAATTGTTTCCCGCTGTTAATTTTAATCGTCTATCCATAAATTTACTTGAATTAATAAGTTTATTTGGATCAGCAGGTCCCGCTGTTAATTTTAATCGTCTATCCATAAATTTACTTGGATTAGACATTCTGTAATTTTTTAAAACTTTTTTTACACCTTCTTTAACTACAGGTAATTTACCAAGTGTTTTAATTAATAAACCAACATTAGCTTTTTGAACATTAGTTGCTTTATTAACGCTACCACCTAATTTATAATTATTCTTTATTCCTATTCCTTTTGACATTTTGTTTCTCCATTTTCTCTCTCGCAACTTTCAATCTTTCCTCTGATTGATCATCTTGAGTTTCTAATTTTAATCTCTCAAAGTCTAGTTTCTCATCAAATTGATCAGAATTCAACTCTATCTTCTCTTCAGATTCTTTAGCTTTTCTTTGCATATCCATAGCTCTTAAATCAAGCTCTCTTTGCTTTAACATAATTAAAGGATCTTGTTTTTGTTGTTGATCACCCATCATTTCAGCTTGTGCAAGCTCAGAAGTGATCTGTGCAATTCTTTTAGCTACTTCTGAATTAAATAATTGCTGAACCGCTTGAGGATTTTGTTGCATCATTTGTTGCATTTCAGGATTTTGTTGCATCATCTGCTGAACTTCCATTTGTGCTTTAAAAGACACGTGTTGAGAGATGTGTCCTTGTAACAAAGCATACACTGGAGGGTTAATTTGTACCATTCTTGTTCTAATAAACGCGGAATGCGCTGCAATATGCGCATCATGGTCTTGATCTGGGTAAGCTTGAGCAATTTGCATCTGTAAAGCCTCTGCATTTTCAATTGCAGGGTCTTTTGGAGTAGGAACTGGCTCTGGTTTTAGTAAATCTGGTATTTGTTTAGTCCCTAATGACTCATAAACACGTCGATAAGCCTCATGTAGGTTGTGAATTTGCGGATTTGTCTGTGCAATCTGCAATTGTGTCTGTGCAAGAGTCACTCTTTGTGCCATTGAGAAGATATTTGGGTCTGCAACAGGTAAAACATCAACTCGATCATCAAAATCTATCTGTTTTATCATCTGATCTGCACCATAAACTGCATATGGATACTCAGGTGGCAGGTAATCAGCAATAACTTTTGCTAAAAGTTTAAATTCTTGACGCATTGCATAGTAACAACGCTTGTGAATAGCACTCATAACACGACTTCCACGCTCTAAAAGAGCAACCGTAGTGCCTACAGCTGCCATTTGATTGCCTTCACCGACTTGTTGATCAGCAATTGCTGCAAATCTCTGTCCTGCAGACACACAAAAACCTAAAAGATTGAATAATGTTTGACTTGGTTCCTTAAATGGAAGTAATTGAAACTGATCTCTGATGTTTCCACCAGGTGCATCGACGTCTCTAAACTCTCCAGGTTGAATAGGTTGATCATCATCTCTAACTCTCATACCTCTAGACTTAAATCCAGCAGGTAAATTCGATAACGTACCTGCATCGAGTAGCTGTCTTAACGCAGCCGTTGCTGTTCGTGACAGGCCACCGATCATATGAATTAAACCAAAACCATAAAAACCAAGTCCTGGTAAAAATTTAAAGTGTACAAAATAATCTTGTTTAACAAATTTAGGATCCCCTTCTTTGTAATTTCTTCTAATAGCTAAAACTTCTCTGGAAGATTCTTCAATAGTTACAATGTAGGGTATTTTAATTCCTAAACTATCTTCTTCGTTCTCTGCTATGTAATCTGATAAATCTAAATCAACATGCATTTCTAAAACATTATAAAGCATGTCAGTAGATTCTACTTTTTTAACTCCATCAATCTCGTTATATTTATCTTGAATCTTATTATCTTTTTCTGTTGGCTTCATTAAATCTACTTCTCTGTAGAATCCTGATGCCATCTTTTTTAATAAATCATTTTCTGATTGTTTTAATACGTGTGTAATTCTTGATGCTTCTTTTAAATCCGTTGCATAGTAAGGAACCACTAAATCTTCCGCAGGAACAAATTTAGAAACTGCTCTTTCTAACATTGCATCATAATAAACTTTTTTAAATGTAGATCCTGCAAGTGGTAAATAAAATAACATTTGATCAAACTCAGGAGTATATTCTTCCATACGATCCATGATCATAAAATTCATAAAATCTTTAACTCGTTGTGCTTGTAATTCTACGGCTTGATTTTTTGCACCCATGATTTGAGTTCGTACAGGACCATCACTGGGTAATAATTCTTTATAAGCTTGTGCTTGAAATTGTGTTACGGCTTCTGCAAGCATTGGGTGAGTAACACCTGCTGCTCCTCTGAAAGGTCTGTTTTGTTCTACGTATTTAAATCCTAAAAGATCTAAACCTTTAACGTAGCCATCTTCCCAATCTTTTCTAGATTCTCTGTCTTTTTGATATTCGTTGATTAAGTCAGAAGATAACTGTTGCAGGGCTCTTTCATCAATCTCTTCTGCAAGATTGCCATAAAAATCCTGTTCAGGTGCTTGTGTTTCATCTGCACCTTCGTCGTCAAAGTTAACAGTTACTTCTTCCTCCACATCAACTTCATCGTTGATCGGATTATCTTTTTCAATTGCCATTATACAATTCTAGTTTTTTTATTTCTGCCCATCTTACATTTAGCTGTGACGTAAGTTCCTTTAGCCGCTTTCATCATTCCACCTTTTTTGGCTCCTCCTACTGGTTCTAGACCATACATTTCACTTGAAGATGAACCTTTAAAGCTTGGTAAAACGTCTCTAAGTTTTGTTTTTGGATTTGTTGTAAAAACTTCTTCTCTTAAAAACTTCTTAGTTCTACCTAAAAGACTATTAGCTTCTTTTGCTTTCTGTGTTGCAATTCCAGCTTCATAGTTTTTTCTTGTACCTTGAGCTAACACAGTGTCGTTCTCCATTTGAGATCCAAAATCTGCTGTATCAGTTTGTGCGGCTGCTAGTTTAGCTTTATTAGAAGCACCTAGCATTTTACTTGCGCCATATGCAGCTAAACCAGCGGCAATAGCTCTTCCTATTTTTTTCTTAGACATGATTTCCTCCTATATACGTATATGGAAATAGTGTAAACTATTATGATTAATAAATCTACAATATTGGTTTGAATATGTTGGTTTTATCTACAAAACCACCCTCATACATATAAGCTTTAAAAGGCAATAAAAACTTCTTTAGTACGTCATTAGACGCAACTAAAGTTGGAACTAGTTCATAATTTTTAGGACTATCAGGGCTAAGTTCAACTACTTCTAGTTTACCTCTACTAGATCCACTACGTTCTACTTGAGCTTTAATTTGATTAATTGTTTCTAAATCATCTGCAGCCGAAATATGATTTTCATAAATATATCTATCGCCAACTTTTTTGTTGTAATGTTTTCTACCTAATTTAATTGCAGCACTGGTTAGTTCAGGAGAGTCCTCATCTACTTCTATGTTTTCAATTAATTTAAATCTTTTATTTGGATTTGATTTAGGCATAGGCATTTGTTTAAATTCTGCTCCATACTGTCTTGCAACTCTTTTTAAAGATTCATTTAAATCAGAAAGTCTAGAAGATTTTATAATAGATCCCTCTTCACCTTTCCCAAGTTTAGCTGCTTTAGCATCTACCTTAGTTAATCTTGTACCATTCATGGTTCCATAATTAATTTCATTTCCAATTTTTCTAGAACTGTACAAACCTTTAATATTTTGATTCATAGATGCAGGAACCACAGAGATGGCATTAATATTTTTTTCTGCCATCGTTCTTAATAAATCTTTAATAACATAATCATTATAGTTACTTCCCAATGGACCATATGTTGTACTATTTATACTTCCTTGTCTGGATAATTGATTAAGGGCACTTCGATCCAATTGTTGTAGTTGATACATCAGCTTACTTTTAGCTTGTTCTTGAGTTCGTGTTAGTGCCCCTCTTCCAATTTCTGTATAGGGAGTAAGTTGATCTAAAATTTTGTTACGTTTTAATTTTAAGTCTTGAATTTGAGCATCCGCATTAAAAGTATTTATTCTGTTTTCAAAAAACTTTCTTCTATATCCTTCGTCAGAAGATTTAGCTGTTGAATGTAAATCCGATTGAATTTCAGATACTCGCATATGTCTAACATTACCTCCTAATTTAGGATTAGGTAAATCATCAAATCTTGCAAACATTAATTCTTTGTTAGTAAAATAATGTGGACTTCCTTCTACATATCTAAAAGCATCTAATGCACTATTTGGAATTCTAGCATCTAATACATAAACATTTTCTGTAAAATTTTCTCCTCCAAGAAGATTATAGGAACCGTTATTAAATCCTTTATATTGAGGAAAATAATTGGGAGTGGGAACTCCTTGTTGAGGTTCCCAAGAAACATTTCCTGATTTAAATATTTTATCTGGTTCTAATCGAGATGCTCTTAAATTATAAGTTCCTACTTTATCATTAAAATTTTTTAAAAATTCTCTTGCTTCACTGGATACTTCTGGAATTTTTCTGGACATATCAATAACGCTTTGCTGTAACTTGTTAATACTATTAGTAATAAAAGGTTTTGCACCATACTGATATTCTCCAAAATTATTATCAAAAGCGGAATCTACTTCTAATTTGTAAGTAACTTCTGCAGCTCTTCTTTTCTTCTCATCGGGTATCTTTTGAATAATCTTATTAAAGTCTGTTTTTAATTTCATAAAATCAGATTCGGGATCCCCTGGAGTATCTAATACTACTTTTTTAATTTTATTAATCGGATTATTTTTAATCATAGTTAATAACATATCTCGATCTACTTCTATATTGTTATCTACAGCGTATTTCAAAAAACCTGAAGGCTGACCATCGGGTCCTTTTAAATATAAATTAATGTCTGCCAGTTCTTCTCTGTGAACTTGTCGTGAAACTCCTGCTAAGGGTCCTGATGTAACTCGTAGGTCTCCTCGGTTTGCATCCTCTAACCATTTAATCCATTGTTTTGCTGGAGCTTTATCAAAAGGAGCTTCCATGACTCGATCAAAGGCAGGGGAACCTACAAGAGGATTTGTTCCTTTGTATCCTGCACCATAAGAAAACGGAATGTCTTGTACTTCTCCCATTCGTGATTTAGATACTACTAAATCTCTCCCTGTCGTTACTAACTCTGAAGCTTGTCCAGTGGCCGTTGGTAGGTTTCCTGTTTCTACAGGTTTATTAATGGTATACGAAGTTACTTTAGGAGTGGACTTAGGAACTTTAAAATAATTTCGTACACCAGGTATTCTTCTTCCAAGAGCAGTTGCTCCTAACACGGTAGCACCGAGCGCTGCTAACCCACCAAACGCCGACGGATCCGAATCCTCTACTGGAGTAACAATAGTTGTTTGTTGTTCTACAGGAGCTGTGGAACCTTTCTTGATGGACTCAATAAAAGTTTGTGGGTTGATTAGATCTGCCATTAGAGAATATCCTTACTTCCAACCTTTCTTAGCTAACTTAGGATGACCTTTAATTAGACCGCCTTTCTTTTTACCACCAAAAGTCCAACGAGCTCCTATATTAAATGATTTTCCTCCAGTATTATCTTTTCCTGCTCCTGCAAAATAAGTAGAACCTGATTCTGTTTTGTACTCTCCTTGTATGTCTTTTCTTGATGATTTTGGAATAGGTATGTTTTGATATTCAGAATCGGATTTACTAATATTAACTTTAAATTTATCCCCCTTACCAATAGTAATATTTTTTCTTGTATCTGTTCGTTTTGGTTCCATTACATCGTCACCAAATTGAGAAACACTTGCACTTGGCTCTATGTACCAAGGTTGTAGTTTCTTAGGTTGTGGTTTCTTAGGTTTTTGTTTGTTTTCTTCAGTCATTTTAAAATACTCCAGTAAATTTCTTTCCTCGAATAGCTTTGGATCCTCTACACTCGCCACCCATGTTCATCTTAGGTGCTTCATAGCTAATGCTTTGATCTTCTTGTTCGTAAGCTTCTTGTGGAAGACCTTTGGTTCTATCGTTTTGATAAATCTCAATATCTTTTTCCATTTCTGATTTAGCTGCCTTCTTTTTATTTTTTCCTACAAAAGGGTATATCCCCATTGTACTACTGAAACTATCTAACGATTTAGACTTCTTTTTATTTTTTCCTACAAAAGGGTATTTACCCATTGTTTTAGAAAAATTATCTAACGACTTTTTATCTTTATCAGACATAATATTTATATTCTCCTTCTATCTTCATTGGTTCTGGTTCATCCATATATGTGGATACGAAATTACCTTGACGATATCTTAACACAGCTTGTGTTGTACTATCTACAAAATCATCATACTGACCATAAGGAAATGCTGCGCATTCTTCAATAACTTCCTCTGCAAAATGCTCTCCATGAGGATAGTAAACATTACCTGACTCAAATACAGGAGCACAAGCATTTACTCTAGAATGTTTATCTTTACCACGGGTAGGTACGAAATCCATTACAGGAATACCTGCTCTACGCATCTCTTGAATGAGCGGTTGGCCAGTGGCCTTTGCCTCTACAATAATGGACTCTGGTTCCCAATACTTATATGCTTCCATAGCGACTGCTTTTAGTTCTGGAAAATCCCAACGACCTTTTTCTGCGTCTAATAAAATTAAAGCATTCTCCCCTGGACTAGGTTCAAATATCCCCCATGTCGTAATCGCAGAATAGTCTGCAGTTTCTTTTTTAGAAAATGCTGTATCATAACTTTGGATAATATGTTTTAAATCTGGAACCTGTCCTTTCCAAGGCTGCCACCATTCACGTTTTAAGATTGCACCTTCCTCGGCCACTGGGTCCTGCATGTACTGTGCATTCCAGTTTTTAGGTGAGATAGATGCCTTAACACCTTCTAGTTCTTCGAGTGACCAATACTCTGGCCAAACAGGGTTTCCTGATTTCAAGATGGCAGGAAATTCTATTAACTTCCATTTATCCGCTTTAGGTTCACTTTGTGCTTGGATGAGTCTTCCTGTAATATCGTCTTGAGCCCAACGGGTCATAACAACGACAATGGTTCCTCCTGGTTGCAAACGTTGTCTGGGTCCTGAATTGTACCAGTCATATGCTCTCTCCATAGCATTATCCGATAATGAGTCTTGTTCGGTATGTGGATCGTCGATAATAAGTAAGTCCGCCCCTCGTCCTGTGATAGAACCGCCTACACCCGCTGCAAAATATTCCCCACCATGATTGGTCTCCCATCGGCCTTTTGCCTTACTATCTTCTCGTAGTTTAACATCTCCGAAGATCTGTTTATACTCTGGACTATCAATTAAGTTACGAACCTTACTTCCGAACCTTCCTGCAAGTTCTGCGTTGTGAGATACCTGCATAATTTTTTTCTTAGGAAACTTCCCTATAAACCAAGCTGGGAATAGATAAGATGCAAACTCTGATTTTGTATGACGTGGTGGCATATTCACAATGAGCCTCTTATTCAAACCTTTTGAAATTTTAGTAAGTTCGTCGGCAATATGTTGATGGTGGCCCCATTTCTTTGGGTCCTTTTCTTTTCTACAAATAAAATCTGGCCAAACAGTTTGAACAAAATACAAAAAATTATCTTGGCACAGTTTAATGTGTTCGATGTATACTTTTTCTACTCTATCGCGCAACTGTTCAGTTGTAAGTAATTCGTGCGACATATCTATTTTGCATACTATACATGTATGTAATCGACTGTAAAGTCTTCGTCGCTGGTACCATAAATCAAGCAAAAGGGGGGTGGGGATAGCCGATCGCCGATCCTAATTCCAGATCGGCGATGGTACCTCTATCGGTATAGATTTATCTAATAGAGTTTAATCTAGGTCTAAACATATTGGCTATTCTTTTCTGATAGTACCGCAAGTTATTCCATGAGCATTGTAATACTCTTAGCTTATGTATCTTTGGGTTTAAGTGATAACTACCCATAACACATTGGTACACATTCCGAGAGCACCCAACATAGTCCACTCTATTATACTTAGAGTTAATGAGTAGATATACCCCCGAAACAATTGGGGGTATATCATCAGTGTATTTAATGTTTATCTTGCTCATCAGCAACTTTGCCAGTTAGTAACAAGTTCAACACATCACCCATTTTATTAACAACTCTATTTCTAAAGTCATCAGCAAGTGGGTTGCCATTGTTGGTGAGTATAAATTCCTCAACAGCACTCTCAAGGAATTTATAAAGTATTTCATAATTTAATGATTTGAATTTTTCATTCTGCATTAAACTATGTACTCTATCTAAGTCGATATTTTTACTATCAACTTTTTCACTTAACATAGCACTGAATAAAGAAGGTAAGTTTTTATTTGACATCAAAACCCCCTAAATCTTTTTTCATTGCAACATCATAATCAGCATTAAATGGTTTAAACTCTACTGTGTCCACTGACTTATAGAATTTATTAACCATGTCGATTAATTCACTGTCGCCACTTTTATTTACATACTCAATAAAAGAAGTGGAATCGAATCGCCTTTGATTACGATTTATTTTTTGAACAAAAGATTTGTTATCAAGAATTATGATATTGATTTTTGCTCTATCAAAAATTCCTGACACAATTTCTTTAGTATCAGTTCTTAACTTACTATACTTTTTGTATAAGTAAGATTGAGCAACGTATGAATTAAGCACACGTTTATCTGCTTGACTTAATGTTGGCAGATTTTTTTGTTTTACTGTTGTCATTGTTTCCTCTTTGTTAAGTTAAATAAGATAAATTATTTTATCTTATCTTAGATAAGATAAGTATTTTTTTACAAATTACAATAGTTATAAAAAATAAATTTTAATTATTTTTTACTTGGTTTGTGGATAAAATTTTTACATTTTTATTTTTTAGATTTTCTGCAATCCTGCCATTTTGGGTGCTGCCTGCTTAAAAAAGTCTTCCACAGATGCCCGAGAATTGACGAAACGAGGTTGCGAGGTATCCTAGTACCCTCAAGATTTTAAGAAATGTTTGATAACGAGAAAGAACGAGATTAGGGCGAGTGGTCTAAAACAGGAGCTACTCTGACAAAAGACCACTCATATTGTGGTCAGCTTTGGGAAACTCCCCTTGGTGCTGACCGTACCGTGCTTCCAACCGAAGCGATGTTATCTTTTTCCGTACGAGCTTGGTTGGTGCGTGCTAGCGAGGATAAACAAAACTAGCACACATCAAACAAACGAGGAACGGTGGCGAGAGTGCTACTCGCCACCGAGAAACTTAATTACCACCAACTTGAATAGTACACAAAGCGACCAGCTTCAAGTTCTTTTTTTGCTTTATCAATGATGTCCAAGTCATATTTTTTCTGCTCCTCATGTTCATCATACGAGTAACTATCATTGCCAAAGAAGAAACCTTGCGTGGCGGGCAACTTTTCTTCCTTAATATCTTTTTCCAAATTCAGCAACTCATCACGAGAAAGGTAATACCGAACACAGTTGAAATCGGTGTCAACATCACTATGACGATTACACCACTTCTCCTCAAACCAACCATGCAAACGATTGTGCTTTCGCCAATACCCTAACTCCCTTTCTTGCTCTTCTTCTCCCTCTTTCTTTTCTCTGTTTTCCACTTCCAAACTTTCTATACGTTTGTCAGTGCTGTACATGTACATATCTAACCCCATTGTAACTCCTTTGTTAAAGTTTTATTTTCTCCTGTCTTATCATAATAAGAGAACTTGTCAACTAACTTTTTAGTTGTATTTAAAATAAGTTCACTAATCCATCTGCCATCGCCAGAGCCAGCAGTCCGACGCCGAAGGTTACCCAATCGGCATCGGTTGTCAACGAGACGCTGATCATTAACAGAACGAGAATTAGAAACCACATTCATCAGCTTCCCGCTCCTGTTGTTTGATTACATTATTCTTCCACATCGAGAACCTCTTCTGCCTGACGATCTACCACCTCTTCGCTTTCTACATCTGCAGGGATCTCCCACTCTCCGTAGTTGGCAGCCTCCAGAGCTTCCTTCTCCGACGAGGCCTCAACGTAGACCCTACGAGCAACGAGATCTGATACGAGAACGAGGTAACGTTTCTTCACCTTACTCTCAGACCAGCTGTTGCCGTTGGCAATGCATTTATCTTTGGATCCCCCAACCAAGAGATATTCCTGCCCCGCTTCTGGTGCATCCATCTTAGTCATGAAGAATCCTGCTCCAAGTTGTGTTGTCGGCATTCAAACGCAGCAGCGCCTGTTTGCTGTAGATAGATCCTACTTCATCAAACAATCCCAGCTGAGTACCGTGGACTTCACACAGAAGTGTCTTCTTGACTCCTTTACCCTGGCGCGGTGATTCCATCACCTTCGCAGTCACATGATGCAGCGGATGTAAGTGATTCGTTTTGATAACGTCCCCCTTCTGTAAATCTTTGAAGTAGACGAACTGTTGTGGTTTTGTCATTGTTTTCTCCTTTGTTAAAGTTATCCCATCTACATAAGATATGTAATCCTCAATGTCAAGAGCTAATTTTTATTTTTTTTCCTGAGCTGCCAGAAGGATGGCGTCCTGTGTTCCCTAACCATTTGCCTTTCGCCACCGACCAACGAAAAACGGGACTGAGCTTCGCAGCGAAGGACGCTCCTGCTGCTTATTAGTTATTACACGCCAAGCCGTGTAAGAACGAGAAACGGGATTTGAATTTCCTCTGGAGCTGGTCCTGCTGCTCCTTACCAAAACCTAACCAATCTGTTGTTCTTTGTCAAACGGGAAACGGGATCTGAGCTACTCTTTCCATCCGCATCCTGAGCTGCGAAGGACGCTCCTGCGGTGTCCGTTAATAAACGAGAAACGGGAATGGCAAACGAGAACGAGAAACGGGATACCGACCACGCTGCAGCTCACCATCTGGGAGGATGCTAGTGATGGATCAGGAAGGACCTGAGCTCATCCCAACGGGAAACGGGAACAGGGTCGGGTAGCGAGTGTACGAGAACGAGGTTTTTACTATCCGTAGGGATACCTTGCACGCTGTAAAGTTCTAGGGCTCCCTGCGAGAGGGCCTGATACAGAATAAAAACTCTACCGCCATGTCGGTATTCTTCGTAACACCAAGCGATTTGAAATTTATCAAGCTTCGGAAACTTGCCTGTATTAGATTTCAATTCAAGCCAAAAAGAATGACCAGAACCAGTGCCATGTACGTCAGGTATTCCGTTGATAGTTGAGCTTTCTATCCTTGTAAAATGTACGTTTTTAATATTCTTCTTGATACGATCAAACAGCTTAGATTCGCGTTTTCTTAGAGCCATTTTAAATAGGTCAAGGCAACGAATAAAATAATGATTACCCAAACAGAAAAGATAATTTGTCTAGTATGTTTTTTCATATTTTTTTAATTTCTTCAATGACAGAATTAGGTATAATTGTACTGTTTCCTATCTCGTCTATGTCACCTTTTGCATTTAAACTATAATCTCCAAACACTCTTGTAACACCTTTGGATTGACTAAACAGATGACCTTTCGTAACACATTTTGGCAGCTCAGAATCAGACAGCTCTTTCAGGGATCTCCAAGAGGAATCACTACAAATGTCTACCCACGTTATTTCAACGAGAGGGAAACGAGATTTCCAATCTTTTGATTTTTTATTTATTGTTATTTTTCTTTTTGCCATCTACCTTTACACTTACCCTTCCTACGTTAGTACTCATTAAATGAGAATTATGTATTTCATTAAACAACAGAAAAAAATCAGAAGGTTCTTTACTCTTCCATAATTTCTTCTGGCGTGACGTCAATGATATTTTTGGCATCACCGATCTTTTGTTCCAATTCGGATAACCTTTTTTCAAGTTGTTCACGAGACATACCCTCCAACATATTATGGGTTACTTCTTTTCTATCTACATACATTCCTGCTAGTTGTCCTAGTCTGAATTCAGAATTGATTGCTGCTGCAAATTGATTTTTATCTACGGCTAAGTCGCCAAACTTTTCTAATCTTTTAAAAGAACGAAGTTTGTTTCCATACTTTGCTTCTTCTTGTGCCAATTTCTTTTCAAGATATCTAACTACGTGAGGATTTAAATTTGGATTTGTTAATCTTGAAGCCATTTCAGATAAACCGTTTTTAGTTTTTGATTTATAACCAGCTTCTTCCGCTGCTTTAGATTTGGATATAGAACCCCAATTAGCAACAAGTGTATCCACAAACTTTCTTTGTTTTGGAGTTAATTCATGTACAGTTTTTAATATATTAGCTTTTTTAGGCATTGCCACATCATACTTAAATCGGTCAAGTTTTTCTAGTCCAATAAGATATTTTTAACCTTTTTAATATTCTCAAACCATTTAGGTGTTCATCCCACAAGGTAGTTTATGTCAGGTATGTCAGGTCTATGTCACATATTTAGAGTGTTTGTGACAGAGTATTATTCAATATATTCAATGTCTTATGTCTAAAATAGAGGTTTTGTCACGTATGTCAGACTTTTTTTAGAGGTAGTGAAGTAGTAAAAGGGTAAAAATATCTATTTAGAGGTCAGTCTTTTGTAATTTTTGTGAAATAAGGTATTCTTTTGTTGTTTTTTTGCTTTCATGCATTTCTAAAGCACATTCACCACAGAAAAAATAATTATCTTTCATGAAGTCAGCTTTCTTTTCCCTGCAGTTAGCACAAAGAGGTCTGGTATCAACGAATCGGTATCCGTTTTTATTATTAAAGGAATATTTCATCATATTCCCCATGTTGATTGTTCGACACATAGTCACTAGTTAGCATATCTGTATTTAATCCTAAAGTAAAGGTTTTTCCAAAATTTTTTAAATTGTGGATTTCTAGCTCTTAAATAGCTTTTTGCGCAGTTCTTCAATAATCTTTTGTAGTTTTTTACGTACATTTTGGTCTTTTTCCTCCTTAAGTTGATTGTATTTAGTGAAATATCGGACAAAAAGATGTTGTTTTTGAGTGAATCTAACTATCCCAGTGTCCAGTGCCAAAATATACCTATCCCGTACCCAGTCAGCGTCTAAACCAGCGTTATAACATACATTCTGGAAGTCATTAGAGTTCTCTACGAACCAATCATGCGCTTGTGCTTTTGCAATAGATTCGTTTCGCGTTTGACTTGTATTTAGCACATCTTCAATTGCCATAGTCAATACTGCTCTCCACAGTTTCACTTCTGGAGTCAAATCTGTTTTAAGCATCTCATTCGACAACCCCATACCTAATACTTTTAACACCTTGTTTGTTAAATTCATGTAGCTCCATGTTTATTCGAGGATTAGTTGATTTTGGGGGGAAATGCAATAGAAGTCGAGGAGGACTAACAAAGGGTAAAATATAATCCTCCTCAACAAATCAAAGCAAATTAACTCACCATTTAGGGAAAAATAGTGTTTTAATCCTTCTTTCTTAACTTAATTATCTTAGCTTGTAAAGACCTTACATCTTCTTTTTTTCGTAAAATTCTTTTTTCATGAGCCGATTTTCTTGATTGAATAGCTAAATTAATAAACTCAAACCCATCTTCAGACATGCCAAAAGTGTGTCCAATAAACAACATAGACATAGCAGAAGTCACCTGAGCATATTCTATTTTGTTTAAACGATTCGCAAGGAGTTCTAACACTTCTTCCATATGTTTTTTATTTACTTTGTTTTTCATATTAGTCTTTATCATATGGATCGATTCCAGTGGCCAGTGTCGAGTGTTCCTTCTCCTTCTCTACTCCTCCACAGCCACCGCATAAATGGTAGTTCCCGTTTTCGTCCGTCTCGTAATGATTCCCTTTACAGGTGTCACAGATTTCGTATTCTTTCATGATTTATAGATCCTCCTACTCCAAGTTTTATCTAGTAAGTAATACCAGATTCCGTTAATAAATGGCTCAATAATTGCATCGGCCGTTGCTAAATGTAATTCAGCACCCGTTATAAAAATATTACATAAAGATGCAATAAAAATATGACCTACCGTATAAATAATTGCTCGAGCCAATGAGCTATGCTGTAGCTGTAGTTTTAAAAATACAAATATACCTTTCGTAAATTCAGTCATAAAATATTAAAATAAAGTTACCGAAATAATGATTGCAGCAACACCCCATAAAAGAATACAAACATTAGTCCAAATTTCATCTTGTTTATTATCCCAATCCGATTCCAACACTTTTCGATTCTCATAAGTAATACGTTCTAATGTGTTCTTTAATTGCTTTCTCATCTTTTCGTATCGTCGTTTCATCTCCTTCCAATAGTATGACATGGCGTAACCTCCTTTGTTTAATAATTTTTTCTACCAATGTTTCTTTCCATATAATGGATTTACCTTTCCAGATAATTTCTTGTCCTTTTATATTAGGCACGTTTCATTTTCTTTCTAATGATTTTGTTATCGACTTTGTATAGAATCCAAGTATCTTTTCCATCAAAGTAATATCCATCGATATTTTTCTTTTTCATGCTACCTCCCTGTTGCGTTATATCGTAATTTTCTTTTTCTTGCTTTCAATGTAATGTAACTTTCTCTTTTCGCACACACTTCATCATTTAAATAACGAGACCAAGTCATCTGTGCTTTAAAAAAAGATTCATACACATGAATAAAAGAATTAATTTCTTTCCAAGATAAATCATAACCAAGTGCTCTCGTATTATAATTTAAAGGTGGATCATATTTTCGGATCCATCGCTTTTCATAATGTTGTCGGATTCTATAATCTTCGGATTGTACATGCATTGTTCTAAAATAATGAAATACAGGACCAATACCTTTTTGTTGAAAGCCAGATCGCCGACCACCCACTTTCTGAATTTTATAATGTTTATGATAATGATCGAGTATTCGAATCAAAGGGAATTTACTTTCTCCAATGTAAATAAGTTTTTTATCCTTATCAAAAAGAAAATAAACCCCAGGTTGATTATCTTCAATGATATTCACCGTACAATTTGATATATCTTTTATTTTACTTAATTGCATCAGAACCTTTTTTAAGAAGTTCCTTTCGATAAGCATCTAACGATCGCTTGTTCTTTTTTGCAAGTATTTCTACATAATCATTGACCAGTTTGGATATCATTCGCGCTGGATTCCTTTCTTTGATAGTGCAGAGTGCGGTTAAAAGTGTGTGCGTTTCTTTTTTTACAGCAACACTTTTCCATTTATTAATGTCCATTGTTTTTTCTCCTTAGTTAATGGTATGTTTTTTGTATAAATTTTCAGCAGGGCCAACATCATATCCGTCGCCATCCTGCCATCTTCGTTTGAATGGAATATCTCCTTCCATGACTTTAGCAAACATATGTTTTAGAAAATCCACATCTTCATCTAACGTGGTAGGGCTTAAATTTTTATATGCTTCTACAAATTCAATCCACATAATGCTAAACAACAAAGTTTCTTGCATTCCTGAAATCATGGGTTGATTAGTTATTTTTTCATGAAGTTGTATACCTTTAATCATAAATTTTTGTACTTGTCTTTGCCAGTCTCTTTGATGTTTTGCAAACATAGCATCTTCATTTTCTAATTTTTTTTTCATATTCTCCTTAAAATGTTGTGCCAAAAATAAATGCTGCAATTGCTGCAAGTAATCCTAGACATAGTTTTGGAAATAACAGTAAGAATAAAACAAATATAGCTAAACCGATATTATCCATTAATTTACTAACCTCATCTTTTCAACATACGCATCATGATGTTCTTTACAATAATCTTCTCTGTGTGCTAGTTCAGATAAAATTAAATGATTTGCAAGTTGAAAGTTTATGGGGAAAGTGCCGAAGTGTGGTCCACCGACTTTAATGCTAATTAATCTTTCTCTAGCACTAAACCATTCTGGGTGGTTTTCCGTTAAGGGATCGCCATCCACACTTTTATTGTGTATCTTACTCAAGATATCATCAATCTCTCGTACGAATAATTTAAAACAAACACTTTTAGCTTTGGTTATTGTCATTTGTTTCTCCATACATTTGTTGCATTATTTGTAAACAAGTTCTAGGATCCGAATACATAAATCGTTGAAGTATGTCACGATTTTCTTCTTTAGATTTTCCTAGTAATGTTACTTCGCCTGTGTCATAATTGATTGTAACTTTACCTTTCTTCTCGAGAGGTTTTAGTTTAGAGATTAGACGTTCTCTATTTGTTAAAGTTTTATTCATATCCCATGTATATAGGTTATGATAAGGAAAGGTCAAGTAAAAAATGTTAAAAACTTTTGCATTGTTTGGTTTAATTTGTTTTTCGGATAACAATCAATGGGGAGAATCTTGTATGAATTTTTGGGAAGAACCTGTAGTTCACTATAAGTCTTTAAGTGATTGTGATAATGCAGGTAAACGAAAAGCTATTGAAATTAGGGCTGTTTTAGAAAGAAATGGCTTGACAATTACCAATGGAGAATTATGGTGCATCGAAACCACAAAAGGCAAAAAAACTTGATTTTTCAATAAAAAGGAGTTAAAATTATCCCATGAAGTCGTATCGTATCCAAGCTCGACATCTCGGAGCGTACCTCGATCATAAAGTTGAGGCCGAGTCAGATGAGCAGGCGGTTGATAACTTCATTAAACAGCTGAATTCTAACAATGTAAAAATTCAAAAGGATTCAGCAGGTATACTTAAACATTTATGTTTAGTAACTATAGAGGAGATAGAGAATGGTAAGAACGTCTCAGTCACTTTTAGCAAAGAAAATGGCTCTTGAGTCTCTTTGGAACACTAAGTTCATGGAAGAGGGCAAAGTGACAAATGAAATGCAGACAATCTCTCGACAAATTAAAGATGTTGTTAGAGAGCTGATTGCAAGATCAGATTTTGAAACTGCAAATGGCAATAGCACAGATTACGAAATACACGCTTTTGCTGGTTAAATAGTTAGTAGTAGTACAAACAACCTAAAATTGAATGTTGTTATAAGGATATTTTTCGCTTAAAGGTAATCTACATAAGGCTGATCGTCAGTAATAACTGCCCAATGTATTTTTCCATTTTTCCATTGTTTTGCTTTCTTATAACAAAGTCCGCAAGTATAAATATTTACATCTTCTGTAGCATCAAACACTGTATCTCTTCTACAATTAGGACATTGACCAACAATAGTGTCTGGGCTAAGAAATTTTGTCATTACTATAGTTTAACTTGCATCACCCCAGTTGTCACCTATCGCAATATCTACTTTTGAAGGGACTTTCATGGGTACATCATCTAAACAGTGTTCCATTTTTGATTGAATTGTTTTTGTATCTTCGTCTGATGTAATATTAAAACAAAGTTCATCATGAATTTGTAACAGTGGCCTGTGGCCGTTGTCGTAACAGTCTATGATTGCTTGTTTAGTTTGATCTGCTGCTGAGCCTTGTATCAATCTATTTAATGCTTTATAAGTTCCTGCACGTTTCAATTGATGCATTTCGTATTTAGAAGATGCCTCTTGCAATGTCATTGGAGTATATACACCCCACGATTTTGGTTCCCACATGTTAAATCGACAATGTCTTCCTCGTATCGTCACCACACAACCTTTTTTATCTGCAACTGCCATACAACGATTAGCCAATTGTTTTACAAAAGGTACTTTACGATTATATTCTGCTAAAAGATTTTTCGCAGACTCCGTATCAATACCAAGTTCACGCGATAACTTCGCTGCTCCCATTCCGTAAAAGAGCCCAAGATTGATTGTCTTCGCTTGCGATCGAGGTATATCAGCCATATCAGCAACCACTTGGTGAAAGTCCGTGTCCTCTTTTTCATATGCTTTAATTAATTCAAAGGATCCTTCGAATCCTGAATCGACTGAAGATGCATAATGCACCACAAGTCTTGGTTCTTGTTGAGAGTAGTCGAATGAACCCCATTTGGTTCCTTCATCAGGCAAAAATAATGATCGAATTTGTTTTCCAAATTCTTTGTTTCTTGCTGGTACTTGTTGGAGGTTTGGGTTTGACATAGAAAGCCTACCGCTAACAGTCCCCCCATTATCACTACGTAACTGATTAATTTCCGCGTGAATTCGTCCTTTATGTTCATATTTAAATATACTATCAATAAATGTTGAATGAAATTTATTCATCTCCCTAGCTTCTCTTACAAGTTTAGCTAAAGGGTGAGTGCAATTTAACAACCAATTAGATGTAAAGCTAGGGGCTTTTGTTTTTTCTGTTCGATCATAAGGTATTTTAAGTGCGTCAAAAGCTTTCGATAAAGATACTGCTGCCCATATTTCTACATCAATTCCTGTTAAATCTTTGATTTCTTTAACTTTTTTCTGTTCTTCTTGAACAAAAACTTTTTTCATTTTATCTGCTTTTTCTAAATCAACTCTGATTCCATGCTCTCGCATTTCAATTAAGATTGGTAACAATTTAGTTTCCATATCAAATATAGTTTGTAAGTTTTGAGTTCTTATTTCTGTTTCAAATTTTCTCCATAACTTTAAAGTTAATTCAGCATCTTGTTCCGCATACTCTCCAACAAAGCTTGCAGGCAATCTCCATAAATCTTGCTTTGCATCAAGACCCCATTCTTCTGCTTTCTCTCTTAATTTTGTTTCTACTTTAACTTCGCCTAAATATTCTGCAGATAATGCATTTAAAGAATAACCTCTTCTGTTTTCATCTATAATAGCTCCAGCTAACATCGTATCAATAATTCTTCCGTTCACTTTAATACCCATAGCTTTACACCAACCAATATCGTATGAAGCATTATGACAAATCTTGTCTGCATCTGACGCCATCATTTTTGCAAACCATTTTAAAGTCATACCAGGATCTAAGTTTGGTCCCTTTTCGTGTGCAATAGGAAAATATCCTTTGAATCCATCTGCAGCTACAGCAATTCCAACCACTTCTCCATTTTTTGTAGCCCAACCTGGTCCTTTTTGTTTTATATCTGGATCTCTTGTTTCTAAGTCAATTGCGATAACAGATCTGTTAGTTAAGTCTGGGTATTCGGTGGGCGGTGTCCAGTCACTTTCAGTCTGTGTAAATGTTAATTGTGTAGTCATTTAGTTATATAACTTCCTAACATCATTTGATTTGGAACATCTAAATGATAATCAATAATGTCTTCCCATTGATATTCTGAAAGCAACTGTTTCATTTCGTTTTTATCGGGCTCACCATCAAACTCTACTAATATTCTTGGTTTGAAATGTTTTATTATTTGTAATCCACCTTTAATAATATCTCTTTCTACACCCTCTGCATCAATCTTAAGTAAATCTAATCTATTTAAAAACGTATAATTAAATTTTGTATCTATTTTTGTAACCATAATTGGATAACCCCATGGTTTATGTAAAGATTCAATAGTCAGAGCTCCTGTGTTAAACACTCTATTGTATTCGAGCTCCTCTACTTGTTTTACAGCATTGTAATTATGAATTCCTTCAAAAAAAGTAGTTACATTATAACAACCATTATTAATTACATTAAAATTTAATAATTGATTTAAAAATCTTTGTATTTCAAACGTGTACACATGCTTACATAATTTTGCCAAAGCAACCGTATGAGTTCCTACATGAGCTCCTATTTCTATTACAACGGAATCTTTTGTCAGGAACGAAGAATAACATTCATGTATTTTCTTTTCCCAACCGCCCGTATCTTTAATAGATGCTTGAATAAAATGATCACAAGCAGGAAGATAAATATCATTACCGAAACAATTTACTTTATTAATCATTAATTTATTTTATATTCTAATGTTTGTAATTCTAATGAAGTTACTTTAGGCAAAGTAATATTATTAAAAAGAAAATCTATACACATTAATTTACCATTGTAAAATATATTTTCAATATCAAAAGTTTCAAATCCACTATTTGCCATGTAATTAATAATTTGTGCAAAATTAGGAGCTCCTTTATTATTAGGATGAACAGGACATTCTAATTGAACCCATTTTGTTTTTGTAAATAAAGGTAAAGAACCTTCTATAATTTCTAGTTCTGCTCCTTGCACATCCATTTTTATATAATCATAATTTTGAAATGGAATTATATCCATTAATTTTTTAGTTTTAATTTTTTTAGAATTAAATTTAATATTAGAGTTTTCTAAATACAAAGAGTCTCCTGTTTCACTTTTATCACTATGATAAAAATCTCTTTCTTCTTCATTTTGACCTACATATGCACTAATAAAAGTTCCTAATTCATTTAATTCTTTTGCATATGTATCAGAAGCATCAATTAAATATAAATTTACTGTCGGATAACTTTTTTTTAATCGTTTAGACCATTCTCCTTTATAACAACCTACATCTACTGCATTATGAATAGATACTTTATGTTCTTTTAATCTACCAAATAAATTTGTATGTATTTCTATAGGTTTAGTAGACATTATTTGTTATGTCCTTTACGCATTTGCTCAATCTCTAATTCACAATAATGTATTATTTTTTTTAAATCTTCTATTCCGTTTTTATCTTTATATCTCACTACATATTTAATTACGTTTCCTTGAAAAAAAGAAAGATTGTTTTCTGTTATAAATGTATAGGGCTGTATTGTATGTTTACTATAATGATCCCCACCTTCTTGTCTATTAGATGGAAACACTCGTTCAAGATCTTCTTTAGTTGTCATGTTTGCTCCTTACATAGTTAGATAATATTTTGCCAATAGGGAAATAATACTCATGATTAGTAGATAAAAAATGAAGTGTTTTCTTTGCTCTAGTAACTCCAGTATACCAAACACGAGCTTCTGCCATTTTTTCCACACCATTTTTATTTGAAAAATTAGAAGGCCAATTAGCTTTTTCATAAATAAGAACATTATCTGCTTCACCTCCTTTAACTGCGTGGATAGTGTCGATAATGATGTTTGATTTGTCATTAAGTTCAATTCCTTTACTTAACACATTTTCAAAATAATCCAAGTCTCTAGATGTAAATTTTCTATTTAAAACTTTCCACCATTCTTTTTCTGTAGAGGTTAATCCACATTGATATAATTTTTCTAAATTTAATGGTTCGTTAGGATGTATAGTAGACCAATTTTTCGAATCAATCTTACGCCAACCTCTTCCAATCTCTTGTATAAAATCATACAACACTCCTACTTCTTCTCTTACTAAAGTTTCTCCATCAATTAATTTTCTCCAGTAATTAATTGCATTCCATTTATTAATATTAAAAGATTTATTGCCTCGCATATCTTGAAAATATAATCCTTTTTGTCTTGCCATTTCTTTTAATTCATTCACACAATCTCCAACCCGACCTAGAATAAGCCAATTGCCAGATAGCTGTTCGAAAGGCACTTCGTTAAACTTTGACCACCTGGCAATATGACCCTCTACATCGTTAGATGTAAACTCTTTTTCCTGTCTTATAGGAATTAATTTCAATATCTGTTCTGATAATAAATGCACATCTTTATTTAATCGATATGATTTCTTTAATATAAACACTCTACCTGGAAAGTTTAAAAAGGTATGCACATCTGCACCATTCCATTCATAGATCGCTTGATCATCATCTCCTGCTAAATAAATTCTATGAGCTTTGTCTGCAACCTTCGCAACAAATTGCCATTGAAGAGGAGTTAAATCTTGTGCTTCATCTACAATAAATACTTTATAACTTTGAACGGGTACTTCTTTAATAAATTTTTGTACCATATCTGTAAAATCTATTCTGTGATCTTTTTTAAATGCTTCGTAGTTTCTTACAATGTCTTTGTATTGTTTGAATCGAGCTCTCTTCATAGATTCTCTTCTAAATCCTTCATCAGGATGAATTAACATATTCCTAGATTTATCATAAACTCTTAAACACCAATTATTAAATACTTTATGATTCATATCTTCTTCAGTAAGATCTGCTTTAACCGTTCCAAACGTTGTATGAAACTCTAACATATCTGTTTTAGGATCCAGCACTTGAGCACTTCGTAAATGTTTTTTACAAAAAGAATGTATGGTTCTAAAATTATCAAAGTCTTCTTCTTTGTAATCTTTAAACTTTTTTAATACTCTAGATACCGCTTCGTTAATTGCTTTGTTGGTAAAAGATACATAAACAATTTCGTGTGGTTTAACTCCAAGTCGTAACCACTTTTCTAATATTTTAATTAGTCTAGTAGTTTTGCCTGTGCCAGGTGGACCAAATATTTTAAAAGTTTTATTGGTTATCTGGGTCAAACGATGGGAGTTTTTTGTCGAATCTAACATTTCGATCTTTAATATCCTCTAGTTTAGGTTTAGGTATCTTCCATAATCTTGCAGTATAATCACCGTGCTTACGAATATATTCTGCACCATTATCAATTAACATTTCTTTAACTTCAGATGCCTTTAAGTTCTGACCTTCTTTTTTTAAAAACTTTTTAAATATTTCTGCTCTAAAAAATAAATAATTGTTTTCTTCATAAACATAATCAGTTTGTGTTTGAGTAATATGATCTGCAACTTGATTGTCATCAATAAAGTTTTTAAACAAATATTGAAATTCATCTTTATCATCATCGGTAAAGTCATATCCCTCTACATCTGTTTGAATTGATTTTAAATAATTTAACCATAGATGAAATTGTTCCTTCTCCATAGTTTTCCAAACAATATCTGTATCAAACAATTCTGTTTTTAATAATTGTTGCTGACACAACTGTTGTCCTGTAAGTCTTACAGGTTTTTTATCTATCGTTAAAATATATTTAGGTGGTTTGGTATTTATCTTTTGAAAGGAGTCTACAGAAAAACTATAGTTACCTTTACCAATACCTAATTTTCTTTTGATGCATAAGTCTTGATTACAAAATCTTTTTGCAGGTGGTGTATTACATTTGTAATTATATTCCTTTTCTTTATTTAAAGATTTAATAATAGTATTCTTAATTTCATTTGCAGGTAATGCATTCTCTCCCCAATTTTTATTTACTTCATGAAGATCATTTTCCCATGCACCATCTTTACCTAACTTCTTAATCATACAGACACCTACGTTAAATAAAGCTTCGTTACGACCTCCTGCTTCCATAGATTGTGTCATAAATGCTTGAACACATGGAGGATACTCATTAAACATATCATCATTCGCATGTTCTAATTTTGCTTCTATCTTGTAAAAATCTTCTGGTTTAATTAAATATTTTTTTACTGCTGCTTCTAATGCATCAATAGGTATTGAGTGGCCGTTATCGTTTATTGCGTAACGCATGGTCATCTCTGCATTGTGATAAGGAAGATTTAACCAATTACCAATAGTTCCTAATTCTACATTAATGGTTCTTTGTTTAGGAAATATTTCACAATCTCCAAAACCAAGTACACCAGCAATCTCTGTTAATTTAGAAATCATATCCGATGCAGGTATGACTCCATCAATATGTAAGAATAAATGTAATCCACCAGATTTAGATCTGTATGGAAATAAAGGAATATTATTATCTCTAATTTTCTTAATTGTAGATGTAATATCTAAATTATATTTATCTACATCAATACATCCCCACTTACAGTTATTGTCTTTCATGATCGGTACAATACCTAAAGACAATTCACCTTTGAGGTGTTTCAGGAATAATTCTTTTGTTACAGCGCCTTTCTTAGTAAATGCCTTTCCTTCAGCTTTACCATCGGACCTACGAGCCCCATTTAGCTCGTAGGTACCGTAAGCAGAGTCTAATCCACCGAATAGGTCGCTAAAAAAATCTAGCGACTCCATAATTAAAACGGTGTAGCCTCCGCAGTGTTCTCGTTCTCTTGAGACAGACTAACCTTAGCCATTCCTTTAGAACAAGTTTCATAGAAAGCTTTTGCACCTTCCATTAAAGTTGCATTAGGAATGTCTTTAGTATGTTCTACTTCCCAACCGTACCAAGAACCTAAATTATTCTTTTCTAACACAGTTTTCAAAGTATAGATTTGAGACCATGTTGGTGGTTGGAAAAAGCCATTCTTGCCTTTTCGTCTTTGAGATAACATCATTGAATTCCACTTCTTAGATTTCTTTGCTTGAGTGGCCTTCATAACAATGACCGCTGTTTCAGCAGGTTGATCATTCTCATCTACAATTAAAACATAGTGATAATGAGTTGGCTCAATGTAATTACCATTGTCCAATCTATCTTTTCTATCATCACCTCTTTTAGTTTTAGTCATGATGTCTGAATCTGCAGGATAAGAATTAACAGGTGCAAGCGAATCAGCTTTACCTCTGTCTGCCCATTCTACATATTCGAATTTATAAAAACACGGTACGACTTTAAATCCGTCTTTACCGTTATACAGTTTATTCAGAACAGTATTAATTACTTGTCCTGGTCTTGCATTCTCAATAAACTTTGAATCACCTTGTGTTACATGAGGTGAATTGCTAGTGAGAATTTTAAGAAATGGAAGTGATACATCTTGTGATGTAACATTTTCCGCTCCAGCACCAGCAAACTTCTCTAAAGAAGAGATGTCTAATGATGGAGGTGCAGCTGTAGTCTTTTCGACTACCGCTGAAGAGTTGGCTTTTTGTGTTGCCATTTTTTGCTCCTTATGTGTTAGTTGTTAGTTGTTATTTTGGTCTTCTGACTAATATACAATCCAAATAAATCGGAAGGTATATTTACACCCTTTTCGATTTGATCTCTCACAAATCCTCTAAGAGTTTGCCAGTGGACATCTTCCTTTTGGTCGACGACCAGTCCTTTTGATTCTAATTCAGCTTTTAATTTTGCTGCCTCAGAATCTTCCCCTTTACCAAACGATAGGGTTAAATTATTTTTAACCAAATCACCAGCATTATTTTTGCGGAGCCATTCAAAAGCATCCGCTTTTCTTTCCTCTGGGATTTTCGCATAGTAATAAGGAGAAACCTTAACTGAAGATCCATCCTCTAAATCAAGTCTAGAAACACCAGCTTCTGACATCAGAGCAGGAATAACCTCCTCAGATAATCGAGTCTGTTCAGCTTTAGCTTCTTGTAAAGCTAATTCTGCTTCTTCAACTTTTTTATTTTGGGATAGAAGTTTATTGCAATGATCTGCAATATCTTTGACTTTATCAGTTTTTATATTTATCGTTGTTAGTTGTTCTAAGTCCATAAATGGCCTCCTATATTTAATTACTTGACTATATAAACATTAATAACTATATGTCAACTATTATGTTGAACTTGTTTAACTACAAAACCCCACCTTACAAGCATCAGAAAACTGCATTAGAAAAATCTTGGGATAAAGATTCCTATGCATTCTTTATGGAAATGGGTACGGGTAAGACAAAAGTTGCGATAGATAATATTGCTCTTTTACGCTTACATAAAGGTATTACTGGTGTCTTAATCATTGCTCCTAAATCTGTTTACACAGTTTGGGCCTTTGATGAAATTAAAAAACATATGTCTCCAGACATAGAATATTCTATTTATGCTTGGAACATAGACAAACCAAAACGTTTAAAAGAAGCTTATAAAAAGAATAAAGATTTAACTATCTTTTGTATGAATGTAGAAGCTTTATCTACGCCTCGTGGTTATAAAGCTGCTGTAGAATATTTATCAAAACATAAAGCATTAACTATTATTGATGAAAGCACTACAGTTAAAAATCATAAAGCTATTCGTACAAAAAACGTATTAAATTTAGCTGAATATTCTAAATATAGAAGAATACTTACAGGATCTCCTGTTACTAAATCTCCCTTAGATTTATATACGCAGTGTGATTTTTTAAGTCCTCATCATTTAGGATTTACTTCTTATTATACTTTTAGAAGCCGTTATTGTGTTACACATAGATTAGATTTAGGTGGAGGTCGTTATACTGAAATACCTAAATACTATGTACGTATGGAAGAACTAGAAGAAAAATTATCTAAATTTTCTTTTCGTGTAACTAAAGACGAATGTTTAGATTTACCTCCTAAACAATATGCGAAACGTTATGTTGAAATGAATGAAGAACAGAAAAAAGTTTACGAAAGTCTTAGACAAGCAGCTATTGCTATTGTTCAAGATGATACTGTTTCTTATAATAATAAATTAACTGAAATTATTAAACTACACCAAGTAGCTAATGGTTTTGTTAAAACAAATGATGGAGTAATTAAAGAATTTAAAAATCCTAAACTTCATGCTTTGTCAGATATTATTGATGAATCAGATGGTAAAATGATTATCTGGGCTACGTACATTTATAGTATCGAATCTATTATTAAATTTTTAGAAGAAAAATATGGTAAACAATCTGTTGTTGCTAACTATGGTGCAGTAGATTCAGCTAAAAGAACTTTAGCCATGAAACGTTTTCAAGAAGACGATACATGTAGATTCTTTGTAGGTAATCCGTCTACAGGTGGATTTGGTCTTACTTTGACTGCAGCAACCAATGTAGTTTACTTTTCTAATTCATTTAACTTTGAAGTTAGAAAACAATCTGAAGATAGAGCGCATAGATCAGGACAAACTAAAACTGTTTTGTATACTGATATTATATGTCAATCTACTTTAGATGAACGTGTATTATCTTCTTTATCTAATAAAGATAAATTAGCATCTAAAACACTTGGTGATGAAATTAAAGATTGGCTTAAATAGTTATCTAAACCAGATGAACCCCAATCTTGGTCATCATCATTTATTGTAATGCCTTTATTTGTTTTATTCATAATAACTCCTTTACATGATTTACTGTAACAGAATTATGTAAAGTGGTGCAACAAAAGTGGCTTAATTCCTTGTTAATTTGATATTTAATTTACTGTAAATTATTTACTACTTGAAACTCTAATTAACGTTATTATATAATGTTTGCGGTGCAACAATAGGGTTGGCCCATAAACTTTGCTTATAACAAGGAGGTTAATATGACAGGTTTAGATATAATTAACAAATTCCAAAAAGATCTTTGGAATAAATCAAACACATTATTTGGTGATTCATTTGACGAAATGTTTATGAATTTATCAAAAGTACAATCGTTTCCATTTTACAATGTGGTAAAATACGGAAAAGGTGAGTACGGAATTGAACTAGGTTTAGCTGGATTCAATAAAAAGAATATCAAAGTTGAATACAAAGATGGTATATTAACTGTTGCTGGTCAAGTAGATGACAAGGAAAAAGAATATATCGAAAAAGGTCTTGCAGCTAGAAAATTCTTTAAACAATTTTCATTGAGAAATGATGTTGTTGTAGATGAAGCTAAAATGGAAGACGGTGTATTAACAGTTAAATTAGGTGTTAATGAACCAGAAGAAATAAAAGCTCAGGAAATCAAGGTTAAATAATGTGGCCTTGGACTGAAGAAGAGCTTGATTTTATTAATATAAAATAATCTTATCAAGGTATCTCTTATCTCTTTCTTGGGTTAGCATTCTTGTCTAACCCAAGGAGGACAACATGCCAAAAAAGAAAAAAGAAGAAACAATCGAAGATATCTTAGATAGAATAGAAGAAGACATACAAAAAGCTAGAGATAAAGTTTGGGAAATGGAACCAGCAGATCAAGAGGATGAAGATTCTTTTGATGAAGACGAAGATGAAGAGGACGAAGAATAATGAAAAAAGAATGTGCAATTTGTAAAAAAGAATTTGAAGCTATTCATGAACATCAAACAATTTGCAGTAATGAATGTAAACAGGAAGCGTTAGCAAAATTAGACGAAGGGTCTAATGAATGCTTATCTTGTCAATAAACGTTTAATGTTTGGGCTACCACAGTGTAGCCCAAACAAGTTGTTTTTACACTTTTAATATACTTATTATTTAGAAATTGACAAGAACTTTTCGTATCGTTCCATAAATTTTTCTTGATAGTTTTTTAATTCCTGATCTTGTAATAACCATTGTTGGTATTCGTAATTTCTAGAACACATACGTATACAAGCTGCTTCTATTGGACCATACATTTGTGTATGAGCTAAACTGTATGCTCCTAACTGTAATTTATAATCTTCTACCCATTCATCTCTTTTTGGTTTATTTGTTTGTTTCCAATCAAATATGGTAGGCTTATCATTTGCAACTGCAACAAGATCTGTTGCGCCTGCATATTTTTCTGGATAAGCTAAACTTACTTCATTGCCCCAAACTTCTGTAATATCATTACATTTACTTAATATGGTATGAGCCATCTTTCTAGCTTTAGCTCCTGTTTCTGATAGATTTAAATACCCTTCTCCTTGGATATATTTTTCTATGACTAAATGCATTTCAGTACCAACAAGTGCAGCTTCGTTTTTAATTCTATCTGCTTCTGCCTCGCCTACTCTTTTTTTCCATGCATCTAAAGCGCTTTGGTCTTTTGTCGCTCCTAAAATCGTTGTTACACTAGGTAATTTAGTTCCATCTACAGCATATAATCTTTTACCTGTTTCTGGATCTTCTGCTCTAGAATACTTCTTATAGTTGTATTTATTTATTAATTTGTAATCAGTTAATGCGATGTGAGTTTCTTCTTCTATAAATTTCATTTAGTTCTTATGAACCAAAGTGACTAGAAAGTAAAGATAAAACTATTGCAAATAAACCACTAATTATCCACTTTTCTAATCTAGCGATTCTTGCAAAGGTTTGTTTTTGCATAATTCTACAAAGTTTTTCGTGTTCTTCTATTTTTTGTAAAGCTGATTTTTTACGCATTTAAAACCTCATCTGCTCGTGCATATGCATCCTCTACTAATCCACCATCATTAAATCCTCTTTGTTGAGCAATTGCTTGACCTAATGTGTCTTGTGGAAATAGCGCTGCAAATTGTCCAGGTTGTTGTTGTCCAGTGGTCGGTGTTACTCCCATAGGAGCTTGTGGCATCTCTAATTGAGAACCCTGTACTTGTGGTATTTGTTGTTGAGGCATTTGTTCTACTGGATTGTTATTTGCCACTGCATTAAATTGTTCCTCACTTTGTGCCATTAAATTAGCACCTTGCATAAATTCTTCGCCTTCCATAACCTGATTTCTATCTAGTTGACTTGCATATTTGTATTCAGGGTAAATTCTATCTCTTGTAAATTGAGGTAACATTTCAAAATTAAATCCTGCTTTCAAAGGAATATTAGGTTGTAAAGATAATAATTTTTGTCGTACTTCTTCAAAATCAATATTATTTGGATTCACTCTAAAATCATCTCCTTCATTTTCCATAATACTATTTATTGCTCTTGCGTAAGCTGTTCTAGCTCTAGGCATTAATTGAGGTGTAATTTTAGATACATTTGGATCGTCAGACAATGTTCTGTAATATCTATTCATATCCATAACATTTTCTGCAAGTTTAGGACTTGCTAATATACTTGCAAGTATTCTACCTCCAAGAATAATTTGTAAAGTTTGTCCAATACCAAAAGCTGCCGCAGAAGCTCCTGCAACAATACCACTTCCCGAACCAGCTCTTAAGGTTAGTGATCTTTGTACGAATTTAGATGGATCTGTAAACTCAACGGTATCTATAGCACGTTTAACATCGATTAAATCTTGTAATTTTTTAACCGCTAAGTCTCCTTTTTGTCCTCCACCAAACATTTCTCTTAATTTGTCTCGTCCTTGAGGACTATCAATACCAATTCTTTTTGCAAAGTTATCTATATTAACTTCTCCAAAATTATGGTTAGCAATTAAACCTTCATTAAGATTTGCAATACCTTTACCTTGAGTAAATACTCTTCCATCTATTTGTGTAACATCAAATGTTTCATTTACTTTAGCTTTGTTTCTAACTCTTTGCTCTACTTCTGCTGCAAGCTCTTCCCATCTTGGTCTAATAAAACCAGATGCTCTAGCTCTTTCTCCGATTTGTTGTGCAGACAATCCACCTAAATCTAATAATTTATTGCTAGTAGAATCATTCCAAGCATTCCAAAAAAATTGTTTTACATATCTATCATATACAGCTCTAGATTCTTTACTCTCAGGAATTTTAACTGTTCTCACAACTTGTCCTGCATCATTAAATATTTTGTATTCTGATTTAGTTAATCCTAAAATTTGTTTTAATTGTCTAACAGAATCAGGACTATCAGAGGCTAATATCCTTGTAATAACTTTATCAAACACTTCGTCAGGTGCAAGTGAAGCAGTTCCTACCATTTCAATACCTTTGTCCGCAAACAATTTAGCATCTTGTGCTCTTAATTTTCTTCCTACCGCTGTTTTTTCAAAAGGTCTCAATACCATAGAATAAAAAGTATTTGCTTCTTTTAATCTTCCAAATGCAGCTTCCGCAGTTCTAATTCTAGAATCAATAAAAGCTTCTGCCGCTGCTGGTCCTTGTTCTTGTGCTAATTGATCATAATCATTTTTAAATATTTTTTTCAATGTATCTCTTTGAGTAGCATCTGATAAGCTATTTAGATCTCTTTCCATCGCAGATCGAATCATAATAAGTTGATCATTTACATTTTTATAATTAGATGAACTATAAGCTGCCGTTCGTAATTTAGATAAACCTAACCAATCACTTATTCTCATGTGATCTTGTTTTCCTACTTCTTCTAAATAATTAAAATAATTGACCATAGGGTCATCAAATTCACTTATTTTTTTCATTTGACCAGCGGCAGGAGTTAAATAACTATCCCATAAAGCACTTCTTTCAGGATACACTTCTTTTAATCTTTCAAGTAATTTTTTACTTGTTTCTTTAACTTCTCTAGTAGGAATATAATTAGGATTACCTATATCTTCATAAAATTTTCTAAATCCATTATATTCATCTTTAATAGCAGACCATACTCGTTTCCATTCGTTTTTAATTTCGTTAGCTCCCGCATAATTCATAATACTATTATTAACGGAAGGAGGAAGTTCTAATGCTTCCATGACCTCTAAAAATTTTTCTTGAGTTAATTTTTGATTAAATTCTTTGTTAAATTTAATTAAAGGACCTCCTACAATTGGATATACCCCAATGGTAGTAAAGAATTTTTTAAAGAAATTTTGCCAAGCATTGTCTCCTGGTATTAATGCTGCAATGCTAGGTCTCATCCCTAAACTTTCAAATTTTCTTGCAATTGCTTTAGATTGTTCTGAATTCAATCCTAACGAACCTTTTAATCCTCTACCTGCAAATCTAACTGCTGGTATAAGTCCTAATGCACCTCCAGCCCAAAGAATATCATTTTGTGCTTCTACTAATGAATTATAAAGTAATCTATCTGAAAACTTCATTTTTCTAATATCATTATCACTAAGATTAGCCATATCTTGGTTAGTTGCACCTACAAAGTCAGATCCTAAGTTACCTATTTCATATAAAGCTGAACCTCCAAATGCTCCACCAGCACCCATTAAAATAGATTCTGCTTCTGTAGCTAATGCTGGGGATGCTCCTCTTCTTGCATATTTTTGAAATAGGTCTATCGTATCATCTGCCCAACCTGCTACATTAGATAATATTCTTATTGGAGCTCCTGCAATACCTGGTATTTTAGGTAATTTTTTTAATCTATCTGATAATACAGAAAATCTTTTTCCATATATGTCCGCCATTCCTCCAAATCTATTATCTACACCATAGTAATCTCTAAAACCATTTTTTTGAAATGCTTCTAATAAAGCGGATTGGTTTTTCATGTAAGGTACCATAGCCATACCTGCAGCACCTGTTAAAACTGCATCTCCTCTATCAATACCTGTAGCAGTTTCAAATGCTTTTAATCTTTGTTCTTTAGTTCCAGCAACACTTTGTGCTCCTAAATCAATTAATCTTTCATAGTCTTTAATACCTTCGTAACCTTTTAATTCCCCTGATTTAAAAGCTTCGTCTAATGCTTGTAATTGTATAGGTTCGAGTTTTCTTGTATCGATTTGTTTATTATCAATTGCTGTTTGTAATTCTTGAATTGTAGGCATTACTTACCTCCCGCAATTGGTATTGTACTTAAGATATCATTTCGCGTTGGTTTATTTTTAGTCATTTGACTAGATGCATATTCTTTTTTTGATGCACTATAAGTGTCTCTTACTCCTGGAATATCCATAAAGTTTGTTTGAATAAAGTCTTCTGAACCTCCATTTAATTTAAATTGTAATAAATAATTAGAAGCTTTTTCTCTAAACTCTTCTCTTAAATTTTCATAGTTCTTTCTAATCTCTCTTGGAGATGCAATAAATTTAATAATTTGAGTTCTTTGTGCAGCATTATCGATATCTTTTTGTGTTAATCTATCTTCTGATTTGTTTGCATTCGCAACAATATATTTCATACGTTGTTCAATAAGTGCAAGTTTAGTGTATTTAGTTAAATCTTCATCTGTAGGTCTATAATCTTTTGCAATGATACCTGCTCTTTTTAATTCTTTTTCAACTCGTTTGGCTCCATTGTCTATAGCATCTTGTATATCTTTTTCATATTGTTGTTTTAGGTTTTCTCCTTTTGTAGTTTTACTTAAAAAACTTTTTTCTGTATTCTTGGCCATGATGTTTTTAAGTTCTGCATCAACGGATGCAGTTTTATTACCTAAACCACCTTGTTCTCCTGCTAAGAAATCAAATGTACCAAATGCTCTTTCTGTCATTAATCCAAAAGCAGCTTTAGGACCTGCTTCAGTTAAGGCATTATCAATAACATATTCAATCATTTTTCCACCACGTTTGTTTTCAAATAATTGAGAAGCATTAAAATTAATTTTATCATTATTAGGTTTTTGATCTGTCCCTGTAAAAGAAGCTTCAACAAATTGTTGTCCTACGCCTGGTACAAATTTTCTTTCATAAAACTTACCATCTTCTCCTTTAGCAAGTTTTTTATTTATAAATCCTCCAGGAGCAGATGGATCGTTAACTCGTACTGTTACATCTTCTCCTACACCAATTTTAGCTCCTGTTTTTTTAGCTTTCATTTTTAAAAAAGCGTCCGCTAATTTCATGTCTTGATCTTTTTGAGCTAAAGCCAATTGAAACATCATGTCCGCAGAAGCTCCTAAAGCTTGTCCACCTACATCTAAAAATCCTCTGACTCCTTTTTCTCTTGTTTTACCTGTTAACAATTGAGCGGCTGCTTTCATAGCTACAAGGTTATTTAAGTTATCATTAGAATCTCCAGTAATTTGTGCTAGTTGTTTTTTAAATGCACCAAACTCTTCTGCTAATGTAGGATCTTTTTGTAAAGATTTAGCTGCGTTCAAATTTTTACTTCTATCATTAACTAATGCTTGAACTTCTCCATCACTATAATTACCATTTTGTAAGTTAGCTGCATTAGCTGCTGTCTGTGCTCCTGGGTTAGGAGGTGTCGGTTGGCCTGTGTCTTTTGGCTTGTTAAGATATCCTCTTACTTGTTGTTCAGGAACATTAGATTCAATTGCAACTTGTTTAATTTGCTTGTCTGTCATCTTTGTTGCATCTGTAATACCTAATTTGTCTGCAACATCATTAATTTTATTTACGTCTTGTATTTGTTTGTTAAGTGTTTTTTCACCTTCTGTTTTAGGATTTTTAATTCCTGTTACTCGAGAAGGTTTAAGTAATTCTGGTGTTTGATCTTCTGTAGTAATTTCAGTTGAATATTCTGGTTTTGAATAAATTAATCTATCTTGAACATCTTTTTTATAATCTTGCATAGACATACCTTGAGGAGGTTGCATTGAAGGTTCATCTGCAAATGCTTGTCCTGTTACTCCTGCTCCAATAGATCCTAATGCAGTTCTTCCAGGATACTTTTGCATTAATTCCACTCCTGGTCTTGCTTTACTTTGTAGAAACTCCCCTGTTTCTCTTAAAGCTGCAATGCCTGATCTTTTTGCAGAATAAGGTAAAAATGCTGCTCCAGGGACAGCCATAGACAATCCGCTTAATACTTTACCAGCATCTCCTTCAGAAACACCCTCTGCTGCTTCTCGAGTTCCAGATGCAATTCCGTATGTTTCTAATCCAGTTAATCCAGTTTGAACTGATGGTTTAGCAAAAAATTGCCCTACTTTTGGTGCAAGATATCTATAAGTAGGAGCTGCCATTGTTCTTATTCCTGCCATTAAACCTCCTATATAATAGCCAGGTAC